ATCGTCCCATTTCTGGAGATAATAATCCCAGTCAGGGAAGTACCCGGCAGGACGGATCCCGACCTCAACCAGGTAGTCAACGAACTCAGCGTAACGCTCAGGACCATGCATAAACATCTCCCGACATGCTGTGGCTAGCGTTGCTTCGTTCCTAGCTTCTTCCTCACCGGGGGAAATATCTACACAGTACGCAAGACTCCTGTATATAGACTCTTCATCCAAGGGGGCTAACCACCGCCCCTCGTACAGGAGGAAGCCCCGCTTGAGATACATCAGCTCATCAAGGGGTACCTTCTCCAGGTTCGCCGTCTTGCTGGGGGATGTAAGCTCATAACCCAATTCACGAAAGATCCTCTTGGCGATCTCTAAGTCAAATTCTTCTGGATAATCCACATTGGAATCATCACCGGTGGCACACGGAAACGTCTTCTTCATCGCCTCTAGTCCCAAGACAACTCTGGCCACATAAAGATGAGCCAAAACCATGGTGACGGAGTTGAATAAGATGGTATCGGATCTTCCTGAAGTCAGACCCGAGTTCACGTAGAAGAATTCGCCATCTAATCCTACTATGTATTGAGAAAATCTCAAAAGAACTCGGCGTAAGACCCGAACATCCTCTTCACCATACCCCAACTTATCTGCCAACTTCACCAGGAAATCGACATAAAAGGTGGTCATGAGACCGTGGGACTGATCAAGAGCCTTAATGTCGCCACCCAGAACTTTACCCGAGTGCCTAGCCATAGACGCTCCCAACTTGCCCCAAGCAGAAGATCCGCAATTGAGGTTGAGAATCAATCCGCTCTGAAATGGAGTGGTTTGTAGGTGAGCTAAAATCGGGAGAAGGTACATCCTCAGCACTAGGTTGGCAGCTAAGTCATTGACATAGAAAAGCCTCCCCTTGTGCTGTTCCACCTTAGACATCGGGTAAACCTCATTCTTGATCGAAGAAGTCACGACGTCCCTTTCTAGAGCATCATACCCCTTGACGTTGACCAAGATTTTGTCGACTTCCTCCAGGACTGCTGGGTTGGCCTCAAAGAGGCCTTCCTCTACCTCCATGAAGGCGTTCTTCTTCGTCACTCTAGGGCTCCTAAACTTCAGGGTGGCCCCTACCGCCTTGCGATTATCCCGAGGGTTAACAAAAACATTATCAGGGTCACCGCAAATAGAAGCCCACAACGGCAAAGGAGTGAGATAAGAAGATGAGACGGGTATCCTGCCCACATACTCATTGACACACTCTGCCATCATACCCACGTCCACTCTAGTGTGGACCGTGCGGTCGAACTTGTTCATTCG